TCCCTGGCTCGCTGGCAGGGGACTCGATACGGCCCTCAACGAATTGATCGTCCCGCAGCGCGGGCACTTGATTTCGATGACATCAAAAACACGGGCGCGCGCGAGCAACTTCGCGCAGCGCGAACAACGAACATCCTGCATCACTCAGATCCTGTTGACGGGCGTGATAGCCTCGCCGGGCTCCGTCGACGGGGTGTGGAGCCTTTGGCTTGGCCTGCAGGTGTTGCTGCGGTGTCGGGTGGCCGGTGCCGCGTTGACGCGCGTCACCGGCCGCTCCACTTCATGAGGCGGCCATGGTGCCCTGCGTGGGGTCCCGCTGGGCAGGCCGCTTCCGATGTACCAGCCCACTGGTACATCGCTACCGCCTCGCACGCACGCGCATGCCGTTAGCACCATGCCGGCATGCCTACGCCACCCGCTCCCCGCCTGCCATGACGGTCACCACGTCCGTCGACTTGTCGCGCCTGCCGCCGCCCGAGGTAGTGGAAACGCTCGCGTACGAGCAGATCTTCGCCGAGACGCTGGCCGACCTGATCGCGCGCGATCCGTCGTTCACCGCGTTGGTGGAATCCGATCCGGCGTACAAGATCCTGCAGGTCGCCGCGTACCGCGAATTCAACCTGAGGCAACGGGTGAACGATGCGGCCAAGAGCGTTTTGCTCGCTTTCGCCGTCAAGGGGACACTCGACAACCTCGCCGCCTTCTACGGCGTGACCCGTCTCACCCTCGACCCAGGCGATCCATCGCTGGGCGTCGCGCCGACGTTTGAATCCGACGACGAGTTACGCCGTCGCGTCACGCTCGCGCCCTCCGGTTATTCCGTCGCCGGCCCGGATGCCGCGTACATCTTCCTCGCACTCAGTGCGTCCGGCCTGGTGCTCGACGCCAAGCCCACCAGCCCCACACCGGGCAAGGTCGTCGTCAGCGTGCTATCGCGCATTGGCGATGGCACGGCCGATGACGATCTACTCGCTATCGTCACCAGCGCGCTCAGTGCAAAAACCGTGCGCCCGCTGACCGATCACGTCACGGTGCAAAGCGCGCAAATCGTCCCCTTCGCCATCGTCGGTACGCGCTATACCTTCGGTGGTCCGGATAGTGAGCTGGTGCTGGCTGCCTCCGATAAAAACCTCGCGGCCTATCTGGCGAACTCTAAAAAGCTCGATCGCGACATCACGCTCGATGGCATCTACGGTGCATTGCGCGTGCCTGGCATCCAGCGCACGGATCTGACGTCACCGAGCGCCAACATCGTCATTAGCGGCACACAGGCCGCCCACTGCACATCGATCGCGCTCGCGTATGGCGGAATCGATGAATAGCCTTTTGCCACCCAATGCCACGGCCAGTGAGCGCGCCCTCGAGGCCGCCACCGCACGCCTCGCGGATATTCCGGTGCCCATCGCCGAGTTATGGAATCCGCACACCTGCCCGGAAGACAAACTCGCGTGGCTGGCATGGGCGCTCGGCATCAGCGCGTGGAAAAGCTACTGGCCACTGGCCGTCAAACGCGCACGCGTCGCCAGTGCGATCGACATCGCCCGGCGCAAGGGCACCGCGCAAAGCGTCTTCGACGTCATCGCCAGCTTTGGCGGTTCGGTGGTGCTCACCGAGTGGTGGCAGATGGACCCACCCGGCATCCCGTACACCTTCGACATGCAGCTCACCGTCTCCGGTATCGACGGCGAGCCGGCCAGCGCCGCGTTCGTCGACGACGTCATCGCCGAGGTCAATCGCACGAAGCCCACGCGCAGCCATTTCACCTTCACGCAGACGGCCACGCTTACCGGACGCCTCCGCGTCGCCGCGTTCATCCGTCCCTGCATCTATGCCCGCCTGAACCTATACGCCGAGGCTGCCACCCCATGACCGCACTCAAACTCATCGTCACGGCCGCTGGTCGCGCCGCACTGAGCAATGCCGCGCACGACGGCACGGCGCCCACCACCATCGTCAGCGTCGGTATCACGGCCACCCCCTTCACCCCGTCGCCCACGACGAAGGTCATCCCGGGTGAGAGCAAGCGCATCAGCACGATCAGCGGCGGTGCGGTCGCTACCGACACGTTGCACGTCACCATCCGTGATGACAGTACCGACACCTACAGCGTCCGCGGTGTCGGCCTGTACCTTGCCGACGGCACGCTGTTCGCGGTGTACAGCCAACCCACCGACCTGCTGCAAAAGAGCAGTCAGGCCACCATGTTGCTCGCCGGCGACGTGCAGTTCGCCGACATTGATGCCAACAGCCTCACGTTCGGCGACACCAACTTTCAGATGAGTCTGGCCACCACCGATGTCACCGGCGTGGTGCGATTCGCCACCGATGCCGAAACCCTCACCGGCACCGACCCTCAGCTCGCCATCACGCCCAAGAGCTTGCTGGTCGCACTCAACGAGCGCCTTGGCGTCGGCGCACCGAGCGCCTTCGTCAAGACGCTACTCAACAAGGTCAGTGCACTGGCGTTCGTCACCGCGCTGGGCATCCGTGGCGCGGCCTCGTACGACACCGGTGCAAACAACGGACTGGACGCGGATCTGCTCGACGGCCAACACGGTGCGTACTACCTCGACTACCGAAATCTCGGCAACGTGCCGCTCACCTTCGCACCGTCATCGCACCAACACTCAGCGACCGACATCACCAGCGGTACCCTGGTGGTGGCGCGCGGCGGTACCGGCGCCGGCAGTTTCACCGCTGGCAATTACCTGGTCGGCAACGGCACCGGAGCGCTCGCGGAAAAAACGCCGGCGCAAGTACTGGCCAACATCGGCGCTGCTGCCCTCGCCCACTCGCATCCGATCGCCGACATCAACGGCTTGCAGACCGCGCTCGATGCACGGCCGCTGCAGACGGCGGTGACCACACAGATCACCGCAGCCGTGAACGCGCTCATCAACGGCTCACCCGGCGCACTCGATACGCTAAAGGAACTCGCCGATGCGATGGGCGATGATCCGAATTTCGCGGCGACGATGACCAAAGCGCTGGCGGCCAAGCAGAACTTACTCGGCTTCACACCGGTGCAGCAGGGCACCGGCACAGGTCAGCTGAATAACGCGGTGAAAATCGGATGGAGTGGTTCGAAGGTCAAGGTCACTATCGATGCGACCGATATGGGCAACGTCGCGTTGGAAAGCTGGGTGAACCAGACGGCGATCCTACGCGGCAACAGCAACAGCACGGCCGGAACTATTTTCTCGTCCGGCGCGCCACCGAACATCGCATCCGTCAGCAGCAGTGGCAACGACCGCAATACCTCCCTGCAAATCGGCAACGCCACCAACAACAGCGCGTCGGCAACGATGTCCTTCATTCGCGAAGGTCAATGCGGCGTCCACTTCGGTCTGGACACGGACAACGTGATGAAGATCGGCGGCTGGTCGTATGGTGCCGTCGCCTATCGCATCATCCATGAAGGCGTCGCCAACCCGGCGCTGCAAGGCACCTGTTACGCCACCGGCGGATTTCAGGTGGGCTCCTCCAAGGCGCTGAAAACGAAGTTCAAGCGCGTCCGCGCCGGGCTTGCCACCGTGTGCGCCATCGAGACGGCGAGTTACGTCTACAAAAAGACCTACAACCCCGATGGCCGTCGCCGTCTGGGCGTGATTGCCGAACAACTGGAACCCCTGATCCCCGAGGCCGTCAGCGAAGACGGTGCCGGTCGCAAGACCGTGGATTACGCGCAGATCACGCCCGTCTTGATTCAAGCCATCAAAGAGCTTTCCGCACGCGTCGACGCACTCAACGCATAAACCCAAAAGGTACTTTTACCCATGGCACCCAACGCACGCATTCGTACCATCGCCGACGGCATCACGGCCGAGATGATCGCCGAGCAAACCCACCTCCTTTACGATCCGTCGACCGGCAGCGGCGTGGTCTCCTTTCAAGCTCGCGAAAGCCTGTTCGTCAACAACGCGTATCAGCCGTTGAACGGCGACTACGACGTATTGCAGGTCACCATTGCTGACATTGCACCGCGGTGCTTTGGTGTCGGCACCGACCCCGTGACCGGTGCCGATTTGTCGAAGGTATCGACGGCTGGCTTAGCGCTAGTCATCAAGGCGGCATATGACGCGCTCTACAACGAGCGCGCGGCCGTCATGGCGGCGCACGCCGCTGCTGCCGCGGCGTCACTCATGCCGGCTCCGGTATCGGAAACGGCAGTCGGCTGATGTCGGGCTATCGCAATGGCGCCGCTGTCGATGCCGACAACCTTTTTGATACCGACATCGTCGGCGACGGGCCGCAAGCCGAGAACTTTCGCCTCTCGAACGGGGTGGGTTTGAAATACGCCGCCGCACCCTACGGAACACCAGGACCGAATTTCGGTTACCGCAACAGTGCCGGCGTCGACAACGGCCCGCGATGGACGACCAGGGGCACGGCCGTCTATAGCCTGCCCATCAACGGCAAGCAATATAACGCGGGCGACGTGGCGGGTAATCGGCAAACGGCGCAAGCCAACATTTACTTCAACGTCGCGACGAACGGCACGTATAACGTCACGGGTTACCGTGCACACGCCGCCGCCTCGGGCACGATACCGGCGGGAAACACGGTCAACGCGTCCGGCACATGGAACACCTTCGGGCTGGCCGTCTCGGCGGTGCAAGTCGCGTTCAGTGGGTCGTGGACGCTAAACCAGTCGTCAGGAACCACCAGCGGGAGCTTTGGCAGTGCATCGAACTGGCTGTCCTGCAGCGCGGCGCAGCAGGCGGGCTTCGGGCAGACCGTCGGATTCCAAGGCGGCTCCAAAGACCAGAGCGGCGCACTCACCATACAGTTCCGCAATGCTTCAACGGGACAGGTTTTATCGACGACGACCATCACGCTGACCTGCAGCGTTGAGGGCTCCGTCTAAGCAGAAATTCAACGAGAGCGCGGAGCCGCTTTTACACGACACGCCGTTTATCGATGTACCAGCCCACTGGTACATCGGCCGCGCCTAGCCCTCGCGCGCATGGCATTAGCACCATGCCGGCATGGATCAGCTCGTCGAAATCTTGCGTCTGCTGCAGAACCTGCTGCGCTTCGGCACGATCGCCTCCGTCGATCATGACGCAGGCTTGTGCACGGTAAGGACCGGTGCGCTGCTGACGCGGCCGATGCCGTGGTTTGTGGAACGTGCCGGTGACGCCAGCACGGGCTGGGACCCGAGCATCGGCGAGCAGGTGATGGTGTTCTGTCCCGGCGGGGATACCGCGCGCGGTGTCGTGCATCCGGCGATCTACTCCAACGCGGTACCGCGCCCGGCCGGCAGCGCCACGGCCAAGGTCACCACGTTCCGCGATGGCGCCGTCTTTCGCTATGACCCCGAGTCGCATCAGCTCACCGCGACGCTGCCCGAGGGCGGCAAGTCGCATGTCACCGCCTCCGGCGGCATCACTCTCGCTGGCGATACCCGGATCGTCGGCAAGCTCTCGGTCACCGACGACACCGACCTCGGTGCCACGCTGCACGTCGCCAGCGATGTCACCGTCGATACGAAGCTCACGGCGACCATCGACGTCACCGGCGGCGGCAAGAGCGTCAAGGGCCACGCTCACCCCATCGAAGGTCCTGTTACCGGAGCGCCGCTGTAATGCGCGGCATGGATCGCACCACCGGCAAGCCGCTCGACGGGCTCGCGCACCTGCAGCAGTCGATCGGCGACATTCTCGGCACGCCGGTCGGTTCGCGCGTCATGCGCCGTGATTACGGCTCGCTGCTGCCGCGCCTGATCGACCAGCCATTCAACACCGCCACAAAAATCCGCCTGGTCGCCGCCGTCGCCACCGCGTTGATGCGCTGGGAACCGCGCGTCCAGTTGTCGCGCGTGTCGATGGCTCTGGGCGACCAGCCCGGCCAGGTGGTGGTGACGCTCGAAGGCGTGCGCACCGACACACCCGTCGCCCAGCCCGCCGCGATCACCGTCCCCCTGCAACTCAGCGCCGTGCCCTAA